TGTTAGGCGACAGCATTGTCGGCGAACCTACTTCTTAGGTGCGCCGTAGTAGAATGCGCCTTTGAGCAGATAGCGGTCCATTCGTTTGCCTGCGACTTGTGCGTTCAAGAGTTTCATAGTTCTAAATCGTGTAACTTGTTTGTTAACCATGTTTACACCTTCGTGAACTTCTTTGACAGTGTAGTATTGGTTGCTTGCTATGATTGCTTGTGCAATAGGCTTGAAGTCGATTTTCTTACCGCCCGCCTTCTTGACATTGCGTTGCGCACCTGCTAATTGTTTCAAGGTCTTTGGCATTTTCACATCACGCTCCTCGCATTGCCATATGCGTTCTTATTGTAACACGTTTGTGTTACTATGAGAGTTTTGAATAGTGTTAGTTTGTATAATTGTTTGTTGGTGAATATGAATGTGATTATTGAAATGTGTGTTTTGTTTATTGAAATGAGTAGGTGAGTGTTGGGAATTGTGATGTTGAGTTTTGTTGTGTTCATTTTTTGTGCTCCTTGTTTTTGATTTATAATAACCCAGTCTTCTATATAAATGTTCTGTGTGGTTTGTCTACACAAGACAAAGAGGTCTAAACATCGAGACGAGTATATAAATATATTGGTCTCGAGTCTCGTGAGTCTTACGACTTGAGAGGTGTGTCCATTCGTATCTCTGAAGACTTGTGTCGTAAGATTTGCGACAGGGAGCGGGAGAAGTGGAGGGGATGAGTCGCATGTCGTGAGTCTTAAGAAATGCGAGGGGTAGGGAGTGGGGAGTGGAATATTGAATATTGAGTCTCGTGTCGTAAGATTTCAGATACCCCTTCCCTCCCATCCCTCTCCCTCGCATCTCAATACTTAATACTCCATACTCTATCTCATATCTTACTACTCAAATCTTAATACACTTACATTTCCCCTTCACATATATTTCAATACCAACCCTTCCATTTACATACTTCACTATTCCAATTCCAAATTCACCTCTATCCCACCATACTTCTTCAAATTTCTCCTCATCCAAATACTCATCACATTTCCTCACTAACCATTTCCATATTCTTTTCATCATTTTCTTATCAACCTCCATACTTACATATAATACTATCCTCCTATATAAATATATTGGTCTCTGAACCTATGAGCCTTAAGTCTTAAGATTTAATATACACTACCATATCTTCATTAACAAGAATCGTGTCGCATGACATGAGATATGGGCGAGGTACCTCCGTTCCCCTAGGAGCTCATTTTTAAAGGTTCCTGAACGTCCCGACGTTTTAACATATTAACAGCAACATTTATATACCTGAACGGAATAAATATAATCATCAAAACGTGCTACGCCTTAACGGTGGGACGGAGAACAATGGTATGTAAAGTATGTTCACATCCGCGAGCTTTCGAAATTATGTCGAAAGTATTTAATGGCACAATAGGATACGTTGAAGCCTCGCAAGAACTCGATTTACCTCAACGCACGGTGTGGCACTGTTTCGCAAATCACTGGCAAATGGAAACAACAGAAAATGGAGTGACGCTACAATTAAAGCGGGCAGAAACAACTGATGATTATGTTAGCTTGTTGAATGGAATGATAAAGAGATTTATAGCAAAGCTCGACCTAGCTTTAAAAGAGGAAATAACTCCAGCAAATGTTGGCTCCATGACTAAGCTTTCCACAGAATGTCGTAGTTTAATGCATGACATATTAGAATTCCAAGGAAAACTTAAATCTGCACCGCTAATACAGTTAAATATTATGCAAGTACAGATGACTAAACTAACCAGCTGGCTTCTTACTAATCTTAGTCCTGAAGACATTGTGCGTTTGGAGAAAGCCATACCGGAGTTGATGAGTTCGAATGAAGCCGTGGGCAACGTGCATCCGTAAAGTAGAGCTTGCGATAAAGCACATTCTTACAATAAAAAGGCCGTTCATATGTGATAGTCATATCAGACTTTGTCATCTCTGCGTTCTCCTACGTCAAAAGATAAGAAATAACTATCCTGAAGTGTGGTGGATTAATACTCTAACGTCGACGTATTTTTATGTACGTCATAGTAAGCCAGTGTGTACACACGTAATAGTGCGAGGGAAACGATATTATGAATATTCTGAAGCGATTACAACTCATCCTTAGGGCAAAAAGCAATCCAGCATTCTTCTTACACGAACCTTATTTTATAGGTGAGCTTGAGCCCTATCCTAAGCAAGAAGAGATGTTTGTCGATTTCTTCAATGGCAAATATAAAGAACTAGATGTTGCGGCAGGCACAGGCGGAGGAAAATCTCTCCTTGGTTCTCTTTTTATCGCATATGACGCATTAGACATTTTAACGAGAGTTGACCCTGCAAAGGACTACGGTTTAGCGTCTCATTCCTTAATTACGCAATTCGCAATTGCTAAAAGCATCGAACAAGCAGAGGATACCATTTTTCATGAAGTCAAAGAACGTATGACATCTCCTTTCTTTCAGGAATATCAGCCGAAGATGAGAGATTATATTATTACATTTAAGAAACATCCCGACCTGCAAGTTCGTGCTGGAGGAGCTGTGTCCGCCGGCTCACTAATGGGTCGTAACGTCAAAACAGTCGTATTGGATGAGATTACATCTTATGATGAAACTAAGACACAACGTGGCGCATGGGGAGTTTATTCCCGCCTACGAAAATCAACGAATCGTTTTGGTTTCGACGGTCACGTTATCGCAATCTCCATGGTCTGGCACGTTAATGATATCATTATGACTCTCGTACGAACTGGGAAGGACAAACCCGGGACTATGGTTCGTACTTACACAACATGGGAGATGAATCCTACCAAATCGTTAGATTCTCCAGAAATGCAAGCAGAATTATTGCGTGACCCAATTACATTCTGGAGAGATTTTGGTGTACAACCACATTCTTCTGTAGAGTCCTACTATCCGGATACGGATATAATCAATATTAATTATAGTAGACAGAACGTTTTCGCCTATCCTGTTGAACGCATGCACGGTCTCATCAATCCGAAAGAAACATATATCTTGTCAGGAGACCCCGCTATAAATGATTGTGCATTTGGTTTGGCGTTAATGCATCTTGAAGGCGAAAAGGTCATTACTGATGGGTTAATGAAGCTTGTTCCAGAGAAGAAAGTAGAATTGGACCCACTAGAGGTTAAACAACTCTTGGTTGGTACCAAAGAGAGGCCTGGTATATGTAGAGTTGTACCCATACAATACTTTATTACAGATAATTGGTATTATGCTGAAGCGATTAAAGAAATTAAGGCTCTTGGTGTAATCGTTCTTTTCAAACCTTTACGAAAGGAAGAGCATGATGAAGTCAAGAAAGCATTTTATGAGAAAAAAATTGAGTTATGCAATTATCCAGACATTATTCACGAATTCGAGCAACTTCTAATCCTTAACTCACGTCTCATCGGTATGGTTCGCGGAGGTCATATCGATGTTGTTGATGCACTTACACGAGGGTATTGGTGTATAAGAGAGCACCTTACTCTCGGTAAGCACCTACCACAACTAGTGGAGGTTATATAAGTGAAATCCCTGAGTTCGCTACACGAGGAAAATAATTTTGCTGTTAAAAGAAACTCTCCTTTCTCTCTCAGCAAATCGTTCGCCTCCTTATGTGTAGTGGCAGGAGAGATGAAATATGCCTGAAAGAAATATAGTTCAGAAAATACTAGGTAAGTTTAGCAAAAAAGCATTACAGACAACTGGTGCTCCAGCATCAATTGAAGCCCTTATAAGTGCATTGGGTACGTCAAAGACATCGAAGAATAAGTATGAAGCTTTCCGTGAATTTCTAAAAATGGACCCGGAGTTGAATAATGCATTAACGCGATTAGCACTTCTTACACAATTTGCATACAAGGGAGTATACATAAAACCTGGTAAGGAGATGTCTGAGACTGAAGCGAAGTTAGAGGCACTTGCTAATAAAGAGGCGGATGAACTTGATTTTCGCGGACAATTTTTCTCCATTGCTAAGCACTTGCTTCGTGACGGTGATGAGATATTCGTTGTTGCATTCGACCAGGGTATTCAGCAGATTCAGCCGTTACCTATATCGAAGACTACAATAGTTAAAGATAAAGACGAAATTGGTAGTCTTACTGCTCAGATTCTAGGAGAGAAGTTCTACGTACTTAATGAATCATCGACTGATAAAAAGCAAGTTTTTCCGGAAAAGGAAAATCAGACAGTCTATCATATAGCATTAGATAACCGTGCAGAAGAAGTCTACGATGTTCTTGGGAGATATACATTTGGCGTCTGGTCGGAAAGTCCCTTGGAGTGCTTAAAGACTAGAGTGCTCTGGAAACAAGCGATACTTATTACTGACATTCTCTGGCGTCATCGGAATGTACCGAGGGAAGTTCATGAGCTTGACACTTCAATGTTTGCACCAGAGAAATTTGCAGGTGAAAATTGGGAAGCACGAATTACCGCAGCGCAGACTGCATTGGAAAATTACTTGAAGGCGTATGCGGCCAAGATAAGGAAAAAGAAGGTCGACCAGGGGTATGTTATTGGTACAGGAACAAAGATTTCATATGCTGAACCTAAGGTTAAGTATACCGACCCGAATGAGCTCATCGAGCAAATTAACCGTTCGATACGAGAAGGCCTCGGTGCTTATGAGATTGGTAAAGGAACATTTGCGACAGAGATGGTCGTTGCATCATACGTCGTCTTACTACCAGACCTTTGCGCATATCGTATCAAAAAAATCTTGTTAGAGATGCTGAAGAAGCATATGCGATTGAAGCATAAAACATCAGATGAGGATTTAGATAAACTCGATATTAAATTGAGTCTCGTACTCGACATCTTTAAGGGTGAGATGGCTCGCACGATGGCAATAGTTGCAGCAACGGGAACGCAGACGATAGATGAATTGAGAGAAATAATCGGAAAGGGTCCGATAACAGATGAGCAAATTAATCGTCTAGTGCAAGTTGCATCTAAAGGTCGTCAAGGGGATTATGCACAAACGTTATGGGATTTGCTCAGAGATTCAACGCGTCGTGAGGAGCCCGTTATACCTCAGACGCCTCAGTCAAAGAGAGCGAGGCAAGAAACATGACTGGCTCAAAATCTACCGAGTATCTCGCTTGTAACGACTTTGACGAAACAAACGTCGAATGGATAGAAACGGGTGATTCGCCCTATCTCGATACAATTGATGATTCTAACAGAATTGAAAGTGACGTTCTCGACGCTTTAGAAGCATACTTGGACATAGACCTTGAAGTGACGGGACAGTACAGCAAAACATAGGTGAAACCGCTAAATGGCTACTAATACTCTCACGTTAAAGGTAGACTCCTTCGATAAAACAAATGTTGCTTGGGAAGAAACGCCACCTTTAGATACATTAGCCTACCTAGATGAAATAGACTATCCAAACAAATACATTAAAGGTAGCGATAACGGGGAAGAAGAAGGCTGGTTCGGATTCGAAAATTCAGCAGTAACAGATGCCATTAAAGAAGTTAGAATAGTTCTTTACGGAAGAAGACTATGTTCGTTAGCTAGAGCACTTGACATTAGAATTTCTGACGGCGAAACAATCAAGGAATATCCACAAGAAATTTCCTTCGATGAAGATTGGGGCTGGAAATCGCTCATTACTCTCCACTTGGACACATGGGACAAAATCAACAATGCGAAACTTGCAGTAAAAATGGCTACAATATCAAATATCGAAAATTGCAACGTAGACGGTTTAGGTTCTGAACGACCAGAATGGACGAGAGTCGGAACATCTCCTTATTTACATCTGTTGACAGACAGCAATTATGTCTATAGTACGTCTGATGATGAAGAAATAGGAGACTTTACTTTTGAAGATTATTCGAGTATCACTTGTAGAACGCTCAACAATGTAAAACTCTATGTAAGAACCAAGCAAGAAGCTGGCGGAAACGACGAAGTATTAGTTTACATTTGGGACGGAAACACATGGCATTTAGTCGCAACGATTGTTCCGACAGATAGTTGGGCAACGACAAACTATGATATTTCAGCTATCTTAGATGTATGGAGTAAAGTACAAGGTGCAAAAATGTATCTGAGTCACAATAAAGTCGGGGGCGTTAATGATGTTTATGTTTCTTATGCATACTTAAAAGTCGAAGCGGTTGCCAATAGTGAAATAGAAATTGACGCAGCAAAAATTGAAGTAGATTATTTTGAAAATGGACAAAAAACCGAGAAAGACCCAACAAACAATAGCGGAGACTGGTTATATCCAGAATTTGCATACGGGTTAGTGCCAGACAATAAATGTGCTTATACAAGTAATGCTGTATTACATGAATTTTTTGAGTATGGTTTCGACATTCCGCCAAGTACAATACAGCAAGTCCTAATTAAACCAAATCATTGTCAAAACGCGGGAGATTTAATTGTTAGAGTCAGTTGGGACGGCGGCGAAACATATAGTGCAGCGGCTACGGTTCTTAATAGTTGTGTTGAAGGTTGTCTCAGTACAGCTTGGGATTATCTTGATGCCACTAATTTAACTGAATGGACACCTGAAAAACTAGACGACGAACATTTCAGAATTCTTATTCAAAACATACTCGGCGGAACTTGTTTTGCAGAAGGTTCTAAAGTTAGAATGTCCGATGGAACCCGTAAAAATATCGAGGATATAAAAGTTGGAGATAAAATAAAGAGTTGGCGACCAAATGAAGGAAAAGTTACGGGAAAGGTATTAATCATTAATACACATGAACATCTTATTGGCTGGAAAATTTTTAGAGTTAAAGCTGCAAATGGGGAACCGTTAAAGATTAGTCCAAAACACGATGTTGCTGTTACTGCCGAACACACTTTTAAACCAAGTCAAAACCTTCGCGTTGGAGATTCCTTGCTTGACGAAAACGACAACTTAGTAAAAATTGTAAAGATTGAAAAAATAATGGTCAAGAAACTGTTCAACATTCAGATCGACAAAAAAACTCTATATGTAAACGGCTGGTTGGTTCACAATGCACAGAAAACGCCTTGGTAGAAACAAGCATAAAACCGTTTGGTTAGACTGCATACCTGTTTCCGTAGTTTACACGGAGATGCCCGCAGTAGTGGGAGTTATTAATAAGTTTAACAGAAAAACAACATTATATGAGTTGAATTAAGAATGACAAATATAATAAAAGCAAATACTGCAATAAAACTTCCTGTAATATTAATTGATGATACAGACTTTAAAAGTCCAGAAACAGGCGTTACTTATAACGCCACAGGAATGACGGTTAGGTATCGTAGTCCAGCAGATGAAACTACTTGGTCTACGAAGACGCTCGCCTCAGAAGATTGGAACGAACTGGGGCATGGTGTATATCTTATATCTTTTTCAAATTCTGAAATAGGTTCTACTACTGGACAATTCATCTATTACTGTCAAGCTACTGGAATCCTCCCCTACTATGGAAGTGCATACGTTACTGGAAGCAACCTTGACGATTTGAAGACAGAAATAGATGCTAACGAAACGAAAATAGACATAATTGATACTGTAGTAGATGCCATCAAAGCGGTAACAGACAATCTTCCAAACTCAGGTTCATTAACAGCATTAACAACCATACTTACTCATCTGACAGATATTAAAGGTTCTGGTTGGACAGACGAGAATCTGAAAACAATGGATGAGATTATTGATGCAATCAAAGTAGTAGCAGATAATCTTCCTGACTCTGGTGCACTAACAACATTGATTACTCATCTAACAGACATAAAAGGAGCAGGTTGGACAGATGAAAATCTAAAAGTGATGGACGCGCTCATTGATGCGATAAAAGCTCAAACGGATAAGCTTGAATTTAATGCAGCAAATAAGATTCTTTCTGACGTTCGAGAAGTTAATGATGTAGTAGTTACCAATATTGATGAGTTCAAAGCAGATGTGTCAAATCTTGACGTTGCAGTTTCATCTCGTGCACCGGCGAACGAATATGATACTCAACTTGATGTAGCAGTAAGTACTAGGGCGCCTTCAGGTGAGTATGATACTGAGATGGCAAGAATTGATGTAGTACTTAGTACTCGAGCACTTGAGTCAGGTGGTAACATCGCAACGATTCTCAAAGTTGAGAAGAATCGTTGGAAGATAGTAGGCAACCAGATGATAATGTATGAAGACGATGGTTCAACGCCATTATTCACATTCAATTTGAAAGATGCAGGTGGTAATCCTGCCGAGACGAATGTTAAGGAGCGTGTCCCAGCTTGACAACGATAATCACGAGAGGGTATAGCGAAGAAGACTTCATCATCATGCGAGGTTATGGCGGAATTTTCGTACCTCCCCTTCCAGTTGTTAAGGAGCGTTCTCCTTCTCCCAGTCCATCGATAAGTGTAAGTGTGAGTGGAGGAAGATGAGTGAATTAGTCGATATTGCAACAATTATCGGAATAATTTCAACAATCGTCGGATTAATTTGCGTTGCTATCAAGGTCGAACGGAGACTTGGCAAAATGGAAAGTTATGCCGAAATAAGGTTTGGTAATGTAGAATCACGCATACAAACTCTGGAGTCAAAGATTGAACCATTCTGGGGGCTTATCAAGAACAATCTGCCAAGATTGCTATCGCAAAATCCTAATAAGCAGATCTTGACAAAACTCAAACGAACAGAGACTTTATCCATAACAGAGTTAGTTGACGTTGAGGAGAAACTTCAAAGGGAGATGGAAATTGCTCCATTGAATAGAAGAGCAAACTTTCTGTTAGTCATAAGCTATTTACAGTCCATTAGAAAAGGAAGAGAGAATGATGATAACAGTACAATCAGGAAAAGAATTTAGTCTGACTGCTCGCATTCGTGATGAATACGGGCAACTCGCTGACCCGGAAGAGCAAGAGATAATACTACAAGACCCTCAAGGAGAGACGTTGATTACGTTGAAGACGCCTGAAAAAATCAGCACGGGTATTTATCGTGCAACGTTTGTGTTGCCCGAGGATGTGCAGGAAGGGACGTGGCAAGTTTCTTGGACGACAGTCATACATGGCATGGGAGCGACTGACATAACGGACATTAAGATAGTTCATGAGATTATTGGCAGGCAGTTAGGGGCGCCAATAATTGATATTCCACGTCGATTGACTGTTACATTCTTAGGGGGTGATGAGTGATGCCTACGCCAAGGAAAGATGAGAGGAAAGATGCATTTATTTCGCGTTGTATTCCTATAGTGTTACACGAGGGAACGACGAAAGATAGTAAACAAGCGGCAGCGATATGTTTTGGTATCTGGGAGAGACATGTGTCAAATGCCTCAGCTTTAGTATTAGAATATGGTGGTCATAAGATACTCGTAGATTTTGGAGAACGCAACTCGAGGATACCTAAAGGTGTAACGGATATTATTGTGACACATGCACATCCAGACCATGCGTTTGGTTTGAAAGGCAAACAGTTAGAAGTACCAGTATATATGAATAAATTCTCCAATCAATTATTAAGTAGGAATGATTTCCCATTCCGACGCAAAATCTTCTGGAGGAAACCATTCTTCATCGGCGATGTAAAGGTTACTCCGATTCCAGTGATACATTCAGTGAAGGCTCCAGCATCTGGGCTTATCTTTCAAGTAGCTAATCGGAAGCTTGCATATTTCCCTGACGTATTGCAGATACACGACCTATCGGTGTTGAAACACTGTGCAGTATATATTGGAGATGGTGCCTCTCTTGACCAAGATATCGTTTTTCGCAACCATGAGAGAAAGAAAATAGGTCATGCATCAATTCGCACACAATTAGGATGGCTTAAGGAAGCGGAAGTTCCCATAGCAATTTTTACACATTACGGTCGTTGGGCAATGCTCGGACAAGATATCGTACGCAAAACTTTTAATGCTCTTGAGGAAGAATTTGGCATTAAAGTTTGGGAGGCGTATGGCGGCTATAAGATGAACATCGGAAGGACGATAAATCTCGAAATGGGAAAGCTTGGACGACGAGTAACACTTGATGAACTTCTCGGGTATTGCAAGAAACCGATAGTATTAAGTGAAGGATATCTTACCTTCACGGGTGAAGTTGCAGACCGAGGTGAAACCGAGGGAACTTTAGATATCGTTCAGAAAGAGACGAGAGAAATTCCTGAACGTGACCAGCGGATTTTTCAGAAGCTCAGTGAAATCCTTCCGACGGAAATTGTAGAACGTCTTCAAAGACGCTTTCAAAGCGAAGTTCCTAAATCTCCTGCCTCTATATACGATCTTATATTAGTGCCTTCTGACTATGAACTAGTTAGAGTAGTTAAATCCATCGTTGAGGCAAGGCCTCGCAGTGAAGGGTGAAAAGGTTGAACGTTCCATGTATAATCACGTCGAGCTGTTGGTTCGTTCAGCCCTTTCATCGTGTAGACGTAACATCGTATCCTAAAAGTTTAAATACTGGAACGGAATAAATATTATCGGATAGTATGTTATAGAAGGAATCGTAATGCCGGTACCTACACCTGAGAAAGATGAAGAAAAGAATGAGTATATTTCTCGCTGTTCAATATTTCTTCATCACGAAAATAAGAATCGAAAGGTAAAACGTTCAAATGACCAGATTCAAGCAATATGCCATGGTGTATGGGATAAACGATTACAGAAAAAGACAATGTTAGGAAAGCCTCAATTCACACCGAGAGGTAATGCTCTCTTAATCGAAGGAGTACTATTACGTCCTGGGACGTTTATAGGACTAGATGGTATACCAACACACTATAGTGAAGGGTTTATCAAGAATATTAAGAATTCCCTTGTGGGACAGCCGATACGTTTTGCGCATGCGATATCGGCAACGAGCATGCTTCCAGAAATACCTAAGGGTACAACAGTAGGATTTTGGACAGGTGCAAAAGGTAATGGTACGTGTGATGCTCGGGGATATATATTCGACCCGACGGCAATTAATTACGTAAAGACTCATCCCGATGTGGGATTAAGTATGGAATCCCTCGTCCATACTGAATATGAGTCATCACTTGGCGTAGAGGACGCCAAATATGGCAAGCTCATTGGAGGCGTTCTTATCGATGACCCGGCATGTCCGAGTTGTCGTGTAGGAACAATCCGTGAGGTAAAACTAGGAAAAAAGATGAAAGGCGTGTTGAACGTGTCTGAAGAATTCAAGGCTTTAGAAGAAGAGATAGAAGAAGAAGAAATAGAGGAATCGGAAACTGAAGGGAAAAAGCCCTTCATAGCGTTCGATGAGAAGAGCAAGGTTGAACCGACGCGAAGTGCTTTCTTCACACATTTGGAGACAGAATTAAAGGCTGCAAAGGTATCTGATGATTTGGCAAGC